AATCGGCACATTCATGATAGCCATTTTCCCTTTGGGGTAGGCCATGATCTGCCAGCCGAAATTCGACTTGTAGCGCCGCGCGGCGAGGTTGATTTCCTGCGCGATGTTTTGCGTGAGGGCGATGGTCCCCAACGCTGCCGGATCTGTTTTCAACGCTTGTGACAACGGCAAAATGCCGATTTCCGTGTTGATGTAGAGATCGCCGCCGACCTTCACCATGCAACGGGTTCCAAGCGGCCTCGCCATATCAAAGACGCCAATCAGCGACCAGTCATTCGCATCGCCGGGGTCTGAACCTGCATAAAATGCAACCTGCCCCTGCGAGGTCAGGAATACCGCCCGGTCGTCAGGCCCGACACCACCATCTCCTGTATATGTCCCCATCGCAACAAGCGTGCCGCCACGGGAGAACACGTCGCCTAGTTCAAACGTAGATGCCGCCCCTGCGATGGACCCCGTAGGGAGATAAGCGAATTTGAGGCTATTCTTGACCACGAAGTACAAGCGCGACTTATAGACGTTCACATGGCTAAAATTGTCGCTTGTCGTTCCCGTGATCGAAGGCGTTGCCCATGTGGAACCGTTGTAGTGCTTTGCAGTGTCCGCGCCGTTCACGCAAAACAGATAATGCCCGCCCGAAGTCGAGAAGTTCACATGCTGTAGCTTCGAACTAGTCAATGTCGTGACGGACGTTGCCGAAGCCGTCGAACTCGTAACATCGTAGATCGTGTCATTCGAAGCCGCGAATAGCTTATTCGCACTTGTGCCGTGATAGGCCATCAGGGAATTGACTGGCGTCGTTTCCGTCGTGTCTGAATGCTGCGCCCAGCCAGACCTCAATTCAACCGTATCGGCCTTCGGGAAGAAGTTTTCCAAAATGAGCGCCGTTCCCGGCTCGCCCAATGCCACGTTGTTAATGGCAACCCAGCCCTTCGTCGGTGCCGGTATGAACTTCGGGGCTACTATGCGAGACCGCTGCCGGTTCTGGCGAAGCGCCTGGAGCATCAGATTACACGCGGATCGGTTGCGGGCGCATTAGCGTAATCGCTAAAATAATCCGACCGCATCGTGATGACTTGCCGACCGCCCTCGTTCGCGCCCTCTTTGCCGCACTCGATTTGATAGTGCCGGTAATCCTCGCCGTAATCGAAGCCCTTGGCTTGTTTATAGCGCCATACAAGCCCGAGAGTGATTAGCCGCTCCGGAATGACCGCCACGTCCGTATCTGCCGTCCAGCGGGCTTTACGGGTCGTTTCCGTTTCATCCATGATCCAGTATTGCGAGCGGTATTCTGTCTTGATGATATCGCCGCTATCGGGAGCCGGATAAAACTCAATTTCCTTGCCAATGAGACGCCAGACCGGGTTAACCGGGTCGGTTTGAGCAACCTGATACCGCAGCATTTCGTCATCGTTGACCATTTGCAGCGGGAGAACAGGCTCTTCGTCGATCCAGATCGGCCAGCCGGTCATAAAGCGGGAAAAGTCGGTCGGCAGGGTGAAATTCGTTGTCACCCCGTCGCCCGTGAAGCTCGTTGACCGCTTGAGCCTGCGCCAGTCAAAGCGCCGGGAAAGAGCATCGCCCTCGACAAGTGACAGGGTTTTGAACAAGGTAACGGTCGGGTCCGTGCTGGCGTAAACCAGCGACGGGCTTTCAAACCCGCATATTACCATTGCGTCCTGTACCGTCGAAAGATAACTCATCAGGCGGCCTCGTCTTCCTGCACGTCTTCAACGGTTTCCGACTTTGGCGGGCGTCCCCTGCGCTTCGGGGCCGGTTCGGCTTCCGTGCGCTCTTCCAGCATCGCACGAAGTGCGGCGATTTCATCCGCCTGATGACGCAAGCGCAATTCAACCGCGTGCTGGTCTTTCGCCGCAAGAAAGGCTTTCGCCTCTTCTTTATACCGGCGAACATCGGGGATTTTGACCATTTGCATGACCTTTTCGCCCATGCCCGCAACGTCCTCTACAGACTGCAAGCCGACTGCCTTGAATATCTGCACCTGTTCAGGCGTCAGGCCCGGCCATGCGCCAAGAGGCGTGCCGGTTTCAGGCGCAGCCTGTCCCTTTTTCCAAGCCTCGTAAGCAGGCTCGATTGCATCCCAATATTCCGCCGCCATGACCTTTGGCGTAATCAGGACATTCGTCGTTGACATGCTAATCGAACCGGGCCGGGCTAGTTCGACCCAATGTCGCTCTTGGACTTCGCCGGTCGTGAGCGTCTTGTATTCGGCGTAGAACCGAACCGGACGCGATACAAATTCATTCGTTGCCATTTACTCTCTCCAGTGTGTCATCAGGTCGTTGAGATGATGCGGCCTTGGGAGGCCGTGGAAGGCGACAACCCGAGCGCCTTCCGGTATTCCGTTCCCGCAGGAAGCCTTGAAGCTCACAAGCTGGCCGGGAAACTTGTCTTGCAATACGTCCGCGTCCGGCATGACGGCCTCGATAAACCCGCCATCGCCGCGAGGATGGAATTGCGGCATCCCAGCCCCTTCCCAACGCTCGAAAATGCCGGTCGATTTGTCCGCGTTCCAAGCCATCACGGAGGACGTTTTCAATGTCGGGTGATACCAGTCCCGCACCATTGCAAAATCGCCGTCATATGCCGCTATATCGTCCAAGGAACCTACGATTATCGTGTCGAGATCGAAGAACAGACACCGGCCCTTGAACCGCCCCGGCTGGAACATGAACAACTTGCTCCACCAGCCCGTGACGCCTTCCGGAATGTCCGCTTCCGTCATCACATGAAACGTATGCGGGACCGTCAAATGCCGCGCTACGCCCATTTTCAGCTTGTGAACGTATTCTTCGCCGCGCCCCAGATAGTTCCAGGCGTTCATCATGACAATGTTCAGCACAGGCCCTCACGTTCCATGTGCTGCAACAAGCCATCGCCGTATAGCTTTATGCGCGGCTGTTCATCTTCCGGCATCGAAGCAAACAGGGCTTTCGTCAACTTCCAGTCTTCAATCTGTTGCAGGAAATTGCGGCGGGTTTGATAACCCATAAATTCCTGCACCGCCTCGCCGTCCGTATGGTCGGCATAAGCATGAGTTGAAGCGCCACGGAATGAACTATCAAGCCCGTGTGCATGAAACTCGCGAAACCCGAGAAAGTAGCCGATGTTCAGCCACCGAAGGCCCATCGTCGTGCCGCCGCCAATGCCGTAGCGGAAGCCCTCGATGTCCTCGATACCCGGCATTCCCAAGGGATGCCATAACCCGACCTGACAATCCTTCAACTTGTCGAACAAGCGAGGATGACAGACCGACGCAACAAAATAGAACACGTCCGGCCTTGCTTCTACCACGTCCGCCATATGCGGCCTTGGATCAAGCACACCGCAGCCCCACGGCTTTACATCGCGTTCAAGCAGGAAGCTCAGAGACCCGTTGACCGCGCAGATTACGCCGTCGAGTTCCTTGTACGTATCGCCCAGCGAAGGCCCGCCAGCGGCAATCGACATGCGATGCTTGTGGGGCTTTCGCGGCTCGATTTCGGGCAGTTTGCGCGAGAGTGCCGAAATGACATTCTCGCGCATTTGCTCGTCATCAACTGCCGTCTTGACCGGAAATTGAGTGAGAACGCGAGATATCGCGCCCGCGTTCTCAAGCATATTACGAGCCGGACTGTCGGTCGTTGACCCAAGGACGGTCGATTTCAAACTCGGCGACGAAAGAGCCGACCGTAGTCGTTGAAGCGCCCTTGGCGTTCACAACGAGGTCGCCCGCCACCGACGTGTCATCGACCGATCCGGCAGTCGCCGTGATCCACACCTTTGCGTTGTCCGCGTAGAGCGTGAGGCACTTGCCGATAGCCTTCCCGCTGATCTGGAACCAGCCGTAGTAAGACGCCGTGCAGGCCGCCATTGCGACGGCAACGGGGCCAATCGCGTTAGCCGCAAGCAGCGTAGTCGAGCCATCGTCGCGGTTGTACGTCACCCACGATCCGAGCGCGCAAGAGGCAACGCCCGCAAGGTAGATGAACTCGCCTGATCCATACACCGGATCATTGGCGACCTTGATGCGGCCCAGCGGGTGACGCTTTGTCGTTTCGATGGCTTCAATCGGCTGCGCGCCGACAACCCCATCAACAATTGTGTAAGCCATGCTAAGTTTCCTTCTTTTGTCTGTTGCGTTTGAGTACCGGAGCGGTCAACGCTTCATCAACTGAAAGGCCACGAACTAAACGGTTGTGGATGGTTGTTGCACCAATGTTAAGTTCCCGCGCCCATTGTGCCAGCGGTTGCGATTTACCATTGTGCGTTAGGACCAGATTTGTGCGCTTGTTGAGTGCCTGTTCGTCACCTGACGCCCAGCGACAATTATCCGGAGAATACCCCCGGTTGTTGTCAATGCGCTCAATGCTCATTCCGCCCGGAGCGTTGCCCATACTGGCAACAAACCCGTCAATCGTGTGCCATTCTTCGCACACCGAAATGCCGCGCCCACCGTAGTTATGGAAATTTGCCGCTTTAGGAACGTGACATCTGCGCACCATCGCGAACCAGATGCGGTACGTCCTAGTTCCGGACATTCCATGTTTTCTCAGGTTATCTGACCGAAGGCAGCCACACGAAGATGTGGTGCCATTCACCATAAGCTTTCCCTGAACAACTACGGCTGTTCCACAATCGCACCGGCAGGCCCAAGTAGCGCGCCCGCCGATGCTTCCTTCTCTTCTTTCAACGAGAAGCCGGTTAAAACGGTGACCTGTTAGGTCAACTACAGCGGCCATAACTAACGCTCCTTGTTATGCGCTAGTTATAGCATGTGAACGCTTACGATACAAAGGTTCCGTTGTTACGACGCATCAATCATGATGCCCTGTCTGCTTCGGTTGGTCACCACTAACTGACCCATCCAGTAAATGGGAACAACCACTGCGTCCTGATTGGTCGGGACTTTCTCACTCTCGGTCGACCACTGCGCATCCGAATGCTGCACGAGCTTCAGATAA